CGCCAAAGCACATGTAGGGGCGGCTTTACGCCGCCCGGCATTCGTAGGGGCAGGCCAAGGCGTGCCCGTGGTTGCCGTTGAGTTCTCTTGGAGGGAGATGTGGAATGAACCCACGCCAGAACGTTCGCTGGCCCCGGCGAAAGGTGCTGGGCGTGCTGTCCGCGCTCGGCGTCAGCTCCGCTGTGGCGACATGCCAGAACACGATCGAGCCTCCAATAGGGAGGTTGTGACCTGCGGTCTGAATCAGCGTATAACCTGCTTCTTGCGTACCTGTCGTGTTGGCCCTGTACCCTATTCCAGCCACGGGTCGGTTGTTGGAGTTTCCGAACGAGCCGAGCGTGATTATTAGTTCATTTGCGACCCCCGTGGCCGTTGCGGTTTGAACGATGGCCCCAGAACCGTTTGTCCCGCTCGTGTCCATTCCAGTCATCTCCATGACGATGGCGTCCATCTGCGTGGAGGTTCCGTTGAGGTTGATCGTCAGCGCACCTGGCCCGGCCCCACTCGTGACGAGAGCGCGGAACACCTGGATGCGGCGCACCGTTCCTGAATAGGGAAGCCCACCAGCAGCCGTGACCTCGACCCAAGTGAGACCCCCACCAGTCACGCTGGTTACGCTAGGGGCCGTGCCGGTCGCTATCGAGCTACACGTGTAGAGAAGGTAGAGTTGGTTGTTCGAGTAGGTAGCGGAGGCATAGGTGTAGACGCTCGCGTCCGAGTTGGAGTGCAGTGCAGCCCCTACGAGAGACCCGCCCAGTGCCATCGGTTATACGATTCCTAGAGACGGTCCGAGTTTTGTCTCGGACCGTCTCATGGTCTATTAGCCAAGCTCTGCGAAGTTGAGACCGAACGACCATCCGGTCAGCGTACCAGGTGCTGCGGGGAAGAACAGACCCAAGGCCGATCCTCCAGCCGGAAGGATTAGCGTCTCCCTCGGCGTCGGGACCCACAGCCATCCGTTGAGATGGTTGAAGGCGTCATCCCAAATGGCTGCCTTGGTCCCCGCCTCCACGCTTGCGTTGATCCCCGTAGTCCCAGCAGCTCCAGTCGTACCGCTGACGATCCCACTGGTTGGATCCCCTTGCTTGAGCTTCTGAGGTGTCGCGCCGGTAAGCGTCGGTGCTGTACCGCTCTGCATCTCAACGCGGATCCTAGTCTGGGCGCTTGTAGCGTTACCAGAAAACGCCACCCACATTCTCAGAATCTCAAGCGCGAGTGTTGTGCTGGGCCTAATAGAGATTAGGGTGGTTGCCCCAGCCACTGTGATGTTGCTTCCTCCTACGGTATATTCACGTGCCATTTACTCTGCTCCTTCCTAGTGCTAGGACTTCACCCTCAATATATTTCATCGGTTTACTAAATTCCAGTAACGACGGACTTGACTCGATTCCATGCTTGGTTTGCCTCCCGTAGGAGGGGATCAGACCTGGACCGAATCGAGTTTTTATCTTCCTCCCTGAGTGTGAACTTTATGTCATCATCATCTGGATTGACTTCGACGGACGGCCTCTCTGCGAGCCTGATAATTTTTGCTGCTCTGCTTGTCCTGTCGGCTACGATGTCCAGGTCTGCTAAAAGACTCATCTATCACCATTTTCTTTTTAGTGAAAACGTCTCTCCATGACAGGTACTTGTGCTCTACTCGCTCTGGATTCTTACGGGGCATGGACAGTTTACCTAGTAGTAAACACAACCTCACACACATCATTTACGACCATAGTCGGTGACGTATAAACGCCAGTAGATTCCACAAATGTCCCTCCAGATGGAAGCGCACCCGTAGTTTTATTGTAGAACGTGATGGCAACTGGTGCTAAATTCGTTAGGGTATAAGTCACCGTTGTTCCTGAGGTGATTAGCTTAAGCTCCAAAACAGTATGTGTCATACCACCTGCAGAAAACGACTGAAGACTGTTAAACTGTGTAGCCAATTACACTACCTCCTTTAGATTTCCTTGAGAGTACTTATAGCTTCTCTTGCCCGGACGGAGGACCTTCCGATCCCATCCCAGGGCTCTTGCGAGCTCTTCGGACGCCATGGGCATTCTTACGGACACCTTTGTTGCCAATCTTCCCCATCCCTGATCCCTTAGGGCGTCCTCGCGGTCGCACCGGACGTGGTGTATCCTCCCCGAGGGATCCGTAATCTTGATTTTCGGTAGGTTCCTGTTCAGGATACTCTTCCTCTGGGTATTCGCCTCCGCCGATTTCCTGAGCATACCCTTCAGTTCCTGTACGTCCTTCCCCGTGGCTGTAACCTCGAACTGCTCCACCAGCTTGGATTCGATCTCCCCATTCTCGTTTTCCCATGCCAGTGGCAGCTTCCCAAGGCTCTTTTCCCGTATCATACATCTCCTCTACTGGGTCATCTGCTTCCTTGAGCGACCAGTCTTCTTTCGTAAGCTTTGCATACATAGGGCCAAGATCTGGAACCTCACGCTCCACAATATCCACATGCCTTGTGCGAGTACCGGTAATTGGATCCGTTGTGAAGTAAGCATTCTTGGTTGGATTTGTGGTCTTACTATCAACGATCCTCCAGCCCTTACTAATTCCACCACCCTCATGGACTGGCCAACCCCTACGATCTACACCTACATAATTGTGGTAGCACGGTGCTACGGTAGTCTGAGCCCCAAGCCTTAGAATCACATTCCAGGGAGCTTTGGCAGCCCCCCTCATGCGTTCAGCCCACCTAGCAAACGGGCACCTATTCCACGAGAAGCATCCAGCATTGCCCGGCCCTGGTTTGGAACAGCTACCTACAAAAGGCTGGTTAACCTTGTTATATGGGTGAGGAAGACGGATCGGGTTCTTGTGACCGACCGGTCCAACGATGAGAGAGGTACGGTCTACCAGAAGATGCCCTCCTGGGGCATACTTCCATGGGATCGTATCAATATCACTAACGTCGGCATCTTCCCTACGTATGGCAGTAGGATCTACCTCTGTGATGAACTCTTGGTCTTTCATTCCCCCTCCTGTGGTGGGGGGTATTCTAAGCCCCCCACCACTGGCATAACTAAGTTAAACTACTAGTTCGTCAGGTGACGGAATCCCAGAACCTGGTGAACCTGATTTGCTCCCCAGATGCAGTGGGCGATGATCTTGGTGATCAAATCCTGACGATCAGTCTCGATCTTGGCATTAGACTTACGCCCGTATGCCATCGCCTTACGTGCAAATAGGAAGTTGGAGTTTCCAGCTCCCTGAGTCGGAACGTTCCCGGTGAACATGAAGTCAACACCGTAGACGGTCTTGATCCGACCGGTCATCGCAGCGCCGTTCTTCTCGCCACGGACGGAAGCGTTGACAATGTTCCCAACGTTCAGAACGTTGTCGATCTGGTTCAAGTCATAAACTGCGAAAATCTCACTATCACCAGGTGCCAACTTGTCCTTAGCATTGGTCAGAAGTGTCCCAAGACCAGACAGGAAGTTAGCCTCAGAGAACGGCGTAGCATCCGTCCCGATCTCGAACGTCGCGTTCGACGGCCACAGAGTCGTATTCCCAATCAAGTAGAATAGCTCAAGCTCAATCGCTTGATAGAGCGACTCAGCAAGGACCGGGGTATACGCCTCAGCAAGATCCGAAACGCTAAATGTCTGGATATCCGGATCCAGCTTGATGGCAATGTTGTTCAGACGGAACTTGATCTGCTTCTGGGTAGGTGTTCCGACTGTGACATAGTTGGCCTGTTTCGTGCTATCATCGCCAACCCATGTCATCACGTTACCAGAAGCAAAGCTCTGGTCAGGCGCAGTTCCCGTCGGTGCAGTTGGAGCATATGCCGGTAGAATCGTCAGGTTATAGGTATTCCCACTTCCCTGGACCCTATCAGAAATGTTCCACACTCGCTCAGCCAACCCACGAGGCTGGTTTGCCGTGAATTCGAACATCGGCTCCCATACTGTCGGGATGACTATTGAGTGGTTGACGGTACTAAGCTGTAACGGAGTTGTAGCCAATTAGTTTTTCACGCTCCTTTTCATCTGGTACTGACCCTGGCCGTCCGGCATTTCTGGTACTTTCGGATTGGGCTTCAGGTCCCAGGATCGTACAACACTGATGCTCTGGGACGGATTCAGGCTGTCCCTTTGCTTTTTGGGAGGACTCTTCACATCCTGGATTTTCTGCTCAAGAGTCCTGCGCTTAACTGAAGTTACATCTTTCTTGAAATCCATCACAGAACACCTGCCGGGTTCAATGAGTCCTTGATCTTCGTATTGGGAAGATCTCGGGTTGCCGGGATCGCGGAGTTGTCGTCCCCGACCTCGGTAGAGATCGGATCCATAGCCTTAACAGCCCGGTCCCGGATTCCCTTACTGAACCCTCTGGTGGCATGGCCACGGCAGTAGGCATGAACCGCCTGCGTGGTCATCACCTGTGCTGGATGTGGTTTATTCTTAGAGTCTCGGATTTCCTGCATCCGAGAACCACCTCCTACATATCGTTAACTGCGTCTGACATCCTAACATTGGCCCCAATCTTCTTCGCAGCTTCTACCTTAGCCAAGAGAGAATCCTTGGGAAGAGTAGTCTGTGATTGGACTGGCTTGGAGGGTGGAGTACGGAACTCTGCCTTCCGATTCGTCGTGAGCTGTGTGGCCATGTTCCTGGCTCCCAGCCTCAGGCCATGTCGATAGACCATCTTGGCGAATGCCGTCTCGAACGCCTCTCGCCATGGAATGGCGGGATTCTGAGACAGCCCCAGGCGGGTACACTCCTGAACCAATCGCTCTGGATTGAGCTGATCTGGAACATCCCAACCCTCATCCTTCATCTCTTTCACGAAGGACTCCGCCTCGTTTTGGATCACGACCGCATTCTCTGCAATCTTGTATTCCGCTTCCCGTCTTCGGAGGTCGATACGATCTCTACGGATCTCAGACAACATCTCCGAACGAAGCTGGGTCAGCGTTGCAGGTAACGATGCGATCACATTGAGGACCGACTTGGGGTCGTTTACGTCTACCTGAGAAGGCATCTCATATCTGGGCGGGGCAGCGCCGTTACGCGCCCTAGGCCCTTCAGACGGGTATTCCTCCTGGAGCGACCGCTCTTCTGCGATTTGCCTCATGATGTTATCCACCATTGACTCTTTCGCACGAAGTTGACGCCGCTCTTCCTCGAAGGACTCACGGTCTTGATCGAGCTGGCTCTTCCAGTAGTTGTAGTCACGTCCCTGCTGGGTCCACTGCACAAGCGCTTCCTCACTGGGGGCGTCAAGAGCTGTCGCCATCTCTTTCACCACTCTGCGTGGGATCTCACGCTCGTTGTTACGCCACCGCCAGAGGATCTTCTCTTCCTCTGTCGGCTCTACGGGTACTGCACCCTCCGGAACTGCTACCGGTTGGGCATCTGATGCTACCTCTTCTGGCACGACCTCCGGTTCTGGGTATGCACCCAGTCCTTCCAGTCCACCAGTTAGGGGCTCTGGCATTTGTTACTCCTTCTTTTCGGGTTCCTGAGCGGTACTACAGGAACATCCTTGGCTACCGCTCGGTGTACTGCACCAAGTGATGTACGGTCCATAAGGACCTGTGTGATAAGGACGCCCACAATACGGGCACCTGTTACAGTATGGACATCCGATGTGCGGATACCAGCTTCCAGGCCACACCCATCCACCGGTTGTAATTGCGGAGGAGGAAGTGTTCTTCATCAAATCTCGAAATTGGTCAATCACACTCTGGTTTTCCATTAGTACTCCCTGTGGATGTTTGAGAACACAGGGGTTCCGGGGACTCTTGGCTCTTTCATCATTCTCATGATCGCGCCCTGCATAGCTGAACCAGCAGGATCTACCATGTAGCCAAACGCCTCCATCCCCTTCCCCATACGGCCCATTTCCTGTTCTTGCCTCTCTCTGGTTCTGGCCTCATCTGAAGCTCGCATTGAGCCGTATAGTCCACCTCCACCGATAATAGAATTTAGATCCGGACGGAAACGCGCCTTAGCAACCCTATACCAAATACTGTTTATCCTTTGTACTGGGATGCCAGGAAGTTCTGCATACTCTGGGTCTCCTGAGTATCTAGGAGGATCAGGTGTAATTATATCTGGGTTTTCTGTATTAATGACTTTAGCCATGGCATCAACTTCTTCCATGAATTTCTTCTTGTCGTACTGGAGGTCTGCCAAGTATTTCATGGCTTGGTCCATCTCTTCTGGGGGAATCTTGTTCTCTTTGATATCCAGAATCAACTCATTGATGGTCTCATCAGTAGCATCCATCTCTTCGATAAGATCTGAAAACCTCTTTGGGGGTGGATCTGGTATCTTTATTAGCTTCTTCCAGCTAAATGGCTTAGGAAACAACTGGCATCTCCTCCTCAGGCATCCCTTCCATCGGTGGCCCCTCCATCATAGCCTCCTCAGGTGGAATCCCCTCAGGTGGCATCCCCTCAGGTGGCATCCCCTCTTGACCAGCTATTTGTTGCTCAGTGGCCATTTGCTGCTCCACCTGGGCCAGCCTCATACGCTCCTGAATCTGAGCTGCAATCCCAGCCGGGATTCCAATCGCAGGTAGGAGCATATCGGGCCACATTGGGAGGACTCCCTGAGTGATCAAGCCCTGTAGATTCTGTCCAGTCAGGTCGTTTCTCTCGATGGTATCCGGATCTGCCGTGACCACCATCTTTAGGTTCCTAGGCAGGCTCCTTACCTCAAGCTCCACCATTTCCTTCTGGCCCTGGCTATCCTTCATGGGGACCATTCTGGGCTCCCTATAGTGCTGCCACATCAGCTGCCAGACGATGTTTGCTATGTCCGTCCTGTACTGATTGAATCGGAACAGGTGTCCCCCAAGCCTGGTAGCAGCAGCACGCTGCCGCATCTCAACTTCACGCCCCGAGCTTGGAGCCGAGGGCGCTGTACCAGTTGAGATGGGAGTGATACCTGACATCTCACCGAAGTCCCTCTTTGCTATATCCTCAGCTAGCTGTACGGCCCCCAGGTTGATTGGAGCTGGGGGGACTGTGCGAGCCATCCCAATCAGATTGGGTGGCAGAGCAACCTTCTGGCCAGGTGCATTCCCGGTGGCATCGTACTGGTATGCCTCATCTGGATACTCGAATACACCATTCACACACAGCCTCAAGTAATCCAGTAGCTGGGCCATGGTCCTGTCCGCAGAACTCTGGGCGGATCTAAGGAGATCCACATCCCCATACCCTAGGAACCTATGAGGAATCCTATAGTAGGAGTAGACAGCGAATGGGAAGAAGAGCTCCTCAATCTCATCTTGGTTGGGACCGTCATAAAGAAGTGCGGTCTCCGTGTGGACGATGAGTCTTCCATAGGGGTACTTGTAGCGCCGTACCGTATCCCCCTGTTCCTCCACAGGAGGGATCGTGACGCCAGCCACGGCCTCCGAGCCGCAGTCGGGACACATGACCGACTCCGGCATCGCCATCTCCTCAACATCGGTCATTGGGTCCGGGGGGTAGAAGATGGAGCTGCATTGGGCGCACTGGTAGCCCTCCTGCTCTCCCTGGAGCACCCTCCGCTCCACTTCCTCGATGACCTCATCGTCTTTGATCAGCGTGTAACACACCCGATGCACACCACTGATCATGGGTCCCTTGCCGCCCGTGATCTCTCTACCGCCAGAACTGACCATCTCCCAGTCCGACTTGGAGCGGTACTGACGAACATCAGCATCCAGGGACAATGACCCCGTTGTTACGTCAAGTGACTGCCTATCGGGTTCTTTTAGAAGACGGTGCCAGGTGAGCGGGAAGTACTTCCTGATGTCCGCCATATCCATATCAGGCTCATAGTTGATGTACCGGCACTCATGGAGCCGGTCGGCTTCGGGATCAACATGGAACCTTGTTGGATCCACGGACTCAAGTTTCAGGAACTTCATTCCAGAGCGCTCATCCCGGCAAATAACAACTCTGGTTACACCAATCGAACAGGCGGCTCCATCCCAGAAGGCATCCTCTTCATACTCCCTCCGCCTCATACGGTCCAGCTCATGCTCCACGGCCTGTGCAGCACGGTACTGGTCTATGAAGCTGGAGTTGGCTCCCCAGGCATACGCCGTGATACGTGGCTCGGCAGAGAGGATCGAGGATGCTTTCTGGTCCACTGCGGCAAAGGTCCAGTTCCTGACTCCACGGTTCTGCCACTCAGTTGCTTTCCTGGCGGCTGTATTCGCAGGTGCTTTCCAGTGGTTCTCCCCGAGGAGGAACTTCCAGTTGTCATAGAACTTAGTCTGGAACTTGGATGAAATGGATTTAGCGGATCGCAGAAGGGAGCGACCTATCTTCCAGCCATCCAGTTCCCGGCTATCAATTTCTTCCTCTTTCTGTTCCGGAAGCTCAGCTTCTGGTAGATCCGGCTTGTCTGGAATCAACAGATCACAGCCTCCAATTCATCGCTCGCAGCCCTCTCCCAGATCTCGACCCTTTGATCTTCTGGGATCCGTTTGGCCTTTGGATTTAGGTAGTAGACAGCCATCGCTAGTCCAGCGGCGAACGCCTCGTCATCGAACCCACCCTCGACATGCTCCACTTTGTCGTTATCCTTGATGACCATCATGCACATCTCATCAAGCAGGGAAGACGTAGGCTTCCACTTCTTCTCCCGTATCGCCCTCTCAAGGGCCGAGATAATCATTCCACGGGTCCCTTCATGGGTTCTCCAACCAAGCTGCCCAGTGAACCGATTCTTTACACGATCCCACTGAGTCTGGTTGTAGATCCTTGAAGGGTAGATCATTCGCAGCGAAGTGAGGAAGGCACCGCCATACTCCCCGTTGATCTCTGGGACCACGGTTGCATTGAAATAGTACCGCGCCATTGGAAACACCACTTCGCGGGCAAACGCCTCTGGGTCGATCATGTTCGACTTGAACCTTGCGACACAGGCGGCGTCATCATCCCGGTCGATCACGTAAGCAACCGACCGGTCCTTCCTGCCACCACCAGAGATATCCACACCCACCAGGTAGCGGTGGTTCGCCACACGCTCCTTGAAGAGAATGGTGGTTCCGTCCCCAAACTTCTTTAGGAGCGGCTGGTTTGTCGGATCCACCGAGAAGGTGGCTGAAACCCCCTTTGGACAAAGTGCGCGGCAGGCATGGACCCTATCGGGATCGAAGTACGGAGAGCCGCCAACCAGAGAGTACGCTCCGTACACACGGGACCTGCGTTCGTACTCGCTGTATCCAGCGACGAAGTGCTCGATCTCCTCGTCCGTGTAGTGCCCGCCACGCGATATCGCGCAGTCATACAAACTGAAGATGAACGTCTCAACTCCTGGAGCCCTCTCGATGGACTCGGGATCCCAGAGTTTCCTGAAGCTCCAGCTGTATCCAAGAAGCGGGGTGAAGGTGAGGTAGATATCCAGAGGCTGGCCTGGAGAGATACGGGCATAGATCTCATCCCAGATCTCTTCTCCGTGTACCTTCGGTTCCTCGTCTATCCAGACGCTTCTGGGATTAGCTCCCTGGAACTTCTGGGGGCCAGCCTCAGCGGACATCAAGTGGATCTCAGATCCACCCCACTGCTTCTTCATCTCAATGATCTGGTCCTGCCTCCAGTACCTGTAACCATGCGGTGGAAGTAGCTCGAAGAGTTTCTTCCGCTGGACATAGCCCATTCGATTATTGTCGAGGGCCACAGCCCAATGGAGGTCTGGGGTCTTATACTTCTGCTGTCTGAACTCGTTCCATCCGGTGGCGAAGGAGATGCACTCGATGGCTCCGGCTGTGGTCTTCCCTCCACGGTTTGGGCCTGCTAGGACCCTGATGTGCGAAAGGGACCTGTGGAACGGGAGAATGGACGGAACCGACGTGTAGTACCTCCACGGTCGTTCTTTTGCCCGCTTCTCATATAGGCGGAGGAGCTCCGTAGTCCTTGCTTCAGGACTCAGGTGGGAGGTCCACCCCCTTTAGCTCGCGCTTGGCGAGCTCTCGGATCTGTTTGCGGAGCTCCTCATCTGTAGGCTCGTGCTCATCTTGGAGCGGTGAGAATGAGTTCTGGCTCTGATTTAGAGTGATGTTGCCAGATCTCAAAAGCTTCGCTATCGTTCCTACGTAGTTCGCAGCCTTGGTGTCTCCTGGAATGACCTCGTACCTACCGTCACCAATTTCCTTGAATATAGGAGAGGCTGCGATGATCTGGCCAAAAAGGATATTGGGCATGGCGTACACGGCTGCCGTGTAGATCTTGTCCGTCACCCGATCCACCATCATCGGATGGCGTTTCCACTTCTTGATGGATGCTACGGAGCATCGTACGGCAGCGGCCATCTCGGAATCCGTTCCAGGTACACCTTCTGTACCCCGCTCCCAATCCGGGAGCGCAAAGAACGAGGCGATGGCTTCGAGACGTTCCGCTGTAAGACTTTCCCTCTTGGCTTTGGAGACTCCTTCTGGGAGTCGGACGAGATCAACTTCACCAATTCCATCCCAATATTCACGTGCTCCTTTCAACTAGGATCAGATCCTTTCGGAGATGTGATCGAGATCTGGGATAGACTCACGTATGACTCCAGTTCTCGATTGCTTTCTCTTCACAAGCCCGGAACGTCTTCTTATCGACTCTGGAAAGGTAGTTGCAGATCTCGCATAAGACCCAGTGGATATCCACGGTCTTTCCAGTTTTCTTGTTTATGTACCTGTGGGTACGGATGTTACCGGCGTGAACCTCTCCACAAAGGATGCATAGGTTCAATCAACTACGCCTCCTCGTAACTGGTTCCTGGAGGATCCTCCCCACGTTCGAAGGCTTCTCGCTCCTCCTGGCTTAGGGGTGTACGCTCATCCTCGCGCTTCTGCTGGTTGATCCTAGATATTTCAGCCCTTCGCGCCTTCATCTTCTTCTTGATTTCATCGGGAGACTCAAGCTTGACCTGCTTCCCGATATCCGACCTGCTCATAAGTGTATGTAGGAACTGGGTATATTGCCTGTTCGCCCTCACTTCTACTAGGATCTGTTGGAGAATCCTATAGAGATGGCGATCCTTCTCGATCTCCTCGTTGATCTTCTCAAGGGGCTCCTGGGTCTGGACCCTTACAACCCTAGTGGGCGAGGATGATTTTGGGCTCGGCTGGAGCCTCTTCTGGCTCTTTGGGGATTTCACCGTCCGCTTCATGAGATTTCTCCATTGCAAGTCGTTCCAGGATATAGGCATCCCTGGCTTCTACTGATAACAAGATCACACTAGCCATGAGATTCTTGGATTCTACCCGATTCAGCCCAAGAAGGGCTTTCCCATCCAGGTGCCTGGTAACGGCCTGACCGAGCTTGAAGATCTGCGCCAGAGCCCTACCAGTAGGGCTTACGAGGATCCTGAGCATGTCCTCAGGAGGAGCGGGAAGCCTCTTAGGGTCAGGCCTCTCTTGGGGCGTCGATGATTCGGAGCCCCTCGTCCAAGGCTTCCCGCTCTGAGATTTCCTGACTTTCCTGCTCATCTTGGCCATACGTGTACCTCTCAAATAGGTATAGGATCCCAAGTTCCAAGATCCTGCTAGCTGCCGCCCCAAGCCTGAACTTGCCGTTTCTGGCTCTCGGGAACCCAGCCCTGGCGTAGTTCTTTAGAAGGTCCAGATCCTTGTCTGACAGCTCTAACTCAACTGCTAACTTGTGCTTACCCCGTCTAGTGTATCCCCTACGCCTACTAGACCTCTTAGACTTAAGTAGCTTAAGAGGTTCCATTTAATCTCCTTCTTGGGTCTTACCCCTCTACGACCCTTAGTCTCGGGCTTCCAGCCTGGCCTGTAAGGGGAAGTGAGTTAACTCTATGTCTGTGAATGACTTGGGGCGTTGGGTCCCTTTTTGATCCTTGTTTTGTACTATGAGAGGGCAGTCCACTTATACCAGCGCTGCTACGGTATACACCCTAGGGGGGTATCTCATTGACATTAGGGAGCTTACCCCACTAGTCTACGAGAAGTACACTTTTCAGGGTGGTAGAGGCACAGAGGAGTCCAACTACACGTAGTTGGATCCTCTGTGGCTCCCGCTCCCTACAAGCCTCAGCAGCAGAGCTGCTTCGGCTTCTCAGGTCCCTCTATATATAAGGCTCTGAAAAGTGTACTTTGGCAAGAACATTCGTCTATCTCTAATGCTGGCTATCACTTGATACGCCAGTATTAGAGATGAGACGGTACCCAGCCATCTCCTTTGTAGGCTCCCATATCCTGAGCTTCCCCTTCTCGTGTACGTCCAGAGGTGTCCCGTTCACAGAGGACACTTCTGGACTATCCACGGAGACTCTCCGACCTTGAGCAGACTCCAGACTTAGTACCCGAATCTAATGGATCTCCACTCCTTCACCAAGCTTCGCTTCCACTCAGACTCTCCCAGTAGTTTCGCCTTCGGCTCATCCAAAGCCACGGGCTCAGTCTCTAAGGTCGATTCCGCTGCGCGGAATCTTTTATCTTGCGGCGGGGTGAAACTCGCCGCTATCGCCTGCGGCTGGCCTGCTTCGCCCCGGTTTGTGCCTTTGGATGGTCCGAAGGCGAAACAAGGAGAGTCTCATGGAAGACGAAGCGGTGAAGGAGATGGAGATTCAGATTCGGATCCTGAGTCGGAGTCTGCTCAGGGTCGGAGAGGCCCTCGTGGCTGGCCAGCGCGCCGTGAACGGAACGCTCTGGCGTCACGAGAAGGAACTCAGGACCCTGGAAGCCTACAACGGCTTCGCAGCTGGGAAGGGTCACATCGGTCGTGCGTATGAGGCCGTGATCGGCACTCGTCACGACATGACCGAGAAGGACCGTGCCGCGCTCGACAAGGTGATCGAGACCGAGCGCGAGCGTCGGTCCGCTTCTCTCGCGGCCAAGCCCGCTGCGTAGCGACCCATGGGATGAGGATGGAACATCGTCCTCATCCCTAATTTTATGCTACGCCCACGCCGCCGTTCACTCGCTGCGCTCGCCCTGCGGCGGCGGCGTGGCGAGACTAGGGATGGACTGTACAAAGGTTGGCTGATGGTGGTAGATTCGAGAGCTAAAGGGCCTACAAAGGAGGAATCGAATGACCCCCACGACCGCAGAGGTGCTAGAGGCGCTGGACTGGATGCTTGACAATGTAGGAAGTGACGGCGATCGCTGGAAAGAATCAGATCGGTCTGACTGGAAAAAGTATGATGCTATTCTTCGTGCCTATCGCGACAGGCTGAACCTGCAACCCCAACCGAACAAGGAGAAATAGCAATGCCTACAGTCGAAGTTAGCCAAGAAACCTACGAGAAGCTGAAAGCACAGTTCGGCGCAGAGGTCGAGACCTTGGACCTGGACTCGCTTGATTCATTGATCGGCCAGAAGTGGTTCTTCCGCACCGTGACCTATCACATGCTCGGCCTGGTCGAGAAGCGTCTCGGCAAGTTCCTGGTACTGGTGGATGCTTCTTGGATCGCGGACAGTGGGCGGTTCATGCAGGCGATCAAGAATGGGACACTGGACGAAGTCGAGCCGGTCGGGGCATGCCTTCTCAACCTCGATACGGTGACAGACGCCTTCCCGTGGAAGCACCCGCTGCCGAAGAACCAAAAATGACGGCGGCGATCCATGGGAGCGGGAGCGGGAGCGGGAGCGGGAGCGGGAGCGGGAGCAGGAGCAGGAGCAGGAGCTGGAGCAGGAGCTGGAGCAGGAGCTGGAGCAGGAGCAGGAGCAGGAGCAGGAGCGGGAGCTGGAGCAGGAGCGGGAGCCGGAGCTGGAGCTGGGGCTGGAGCAGGAGCAGGAGCGGGAGCCTATAACCAGGAGGGGTAGCATGCTCAAGATATTCGGCACCGAAGTATCTACGCGCTCGATTCTCGAAGCTCAGGTCCACACCATAGTTGAGGTAGCCACGCTGGTCGGCTGGCTCGCGCTCGCCCAAGGCGGGGAGACGATCTGGAGCGTGGTGGTGCTCATCGTCGGCCTGGACGTGGAGCACATCCTGGCGCTGGCAGCCGGGAAGGACGCGTAAAGTGAGGGTCACGCCCGCACTCGCTTCGCGGGCGGGCGTGACCAAAAAGGAGGGAAAATTAAAGGAAGGAAGGAGAAGATCCATGAAGGTGGCGATTGTAGGGTCTAGGACACTACACCCCAGCACACCCGAGATCAAGCAAGCCCTTGATATAGCAGGGTTTGAACCAACAGAGATTGTGAGTGGCGGGGCAAATGGCGTGGACTTCAGGGCTGAGAGATACGCGGAGGACAACGAGCTCAAGATGACTATATTCAGGGCTGAGTGGTCCAAGAACGGGAAATCAGCTGGGTACATGAGGAATAAGCTGATTGTGGATTACTCAGATGCTGTCCTGGTCTTCTGGGATGGAGCGAGCATGGGAACCCAACACACCATGGACCTTTCGTACAAGGCAGATAAGCCCACATACGTAGTCGTTCCGAAGGAAGGAGGAGTAGGATGGAGTCCTCACCCAATGAAACATCCGATGCAGTAAGCATTCCCGTAGAACTTGAGAACCAACAACTATCACCAATCGAAGTATCTATCATGCTCTTGAGGCATGAGAAAGAAATCGGAGACATCTTCGCAGTTGTCAACAAGATCAATACCGACGTTCAAGAGCTCTCAAAAGCTATCGGCATAACCATCGCTATTCTCAAGCAGATGAAGTCCGAGAAACGAATCATAGTTCCGTAACCTGTCAAGATAAATCTTGGCCTACAAGAGTCTATCAGATAACAGGATAGCTTGAAGGCCAGATTTATTTTCTGGACCCTGTGCTAGGATCTTGCTATACCCTCCGACAACTATAGAGTGGGCTTCCAGCCTGGCCTGTAAGGAAGAGGCTGGTATAGAGGCGTAGGTAAATCGCCATCTACGAGGCGTATACGGGGTCTGGAAGACCGAGATAAGGAACGTAGAAGGGAGGTCCCTTGAAGTTAAAGATAGGATACAAGGACACTCAGGAGCCTCAAGAAGGGAAAGAAGTGAGGCTCATGTGCGTGAGGGTCAACGATATAACCCAGGATCTTATTGCTGATGGATCCAGTATAAAGTTTTGTATCAGCTGTGGTCATAAGGTCTATGTGAGTCCATCGGGCATAGACCTTATGAAGGAAGAAAGGGCGGCTCCAATCTGTCTTCAGTGCACTATGGAAGATATGCCGGAAGATGAAGAAATCGCGCCGCTCAATGAGAAACAAAAGAAGGAACTTACTGAGGTACTTTCGAAGGTGGTCAAGAAATACGGTCCAAAGATGAAAGGAGAATCCGATGGCGGGAAAAAAGTCTGATAGGAAGAAAGGCCAGGCAAGGAAGGTTGGAAGGACCAAGAGGGCCCCTATGAGAACGGAGAAGCGCTTCAAGAGGGCCTACGAGAACAAGCTGAAGAGGGTGAACCGGGACCGAGCGAAGTCGGGCAAGCCACCTGTTGTGTTCCTGTCTGGTTACGACATCACAACCGGAAAGCCATTGGCAGAGTAGTACCACAGGAGGAAAGGTCTATGACCGGGTTCCATATCCGTGAGACAATTACCAAAGGCAAGCACGTCCACAGAGTATTTCAGACCATGAGCCGTGGTGCCTTCCACGGGTTACTCCAGAGCATTATCGACAATGCCAGAAGACCATCCCTTTCAGCTCAGGTGATTGGAATTCTCAGCTATAGCTGTGAGAATCCAAACTCCAGTCCGTTCGATGTGATGTCCCACTTCCGTCTCGCCGCGCCTCACCTTGCGGGGCGCGGCTCGCCAGAGGAAGGAGGATCCTGTGTGCGGTCCAACGATCAAACGTCAGGAGATCCGGGGAAGGTGCAGCATCTGCGGAAAGGAGGAAGCATCGGAGCAACTCAAGGAAACAGGGCTTCTCGTGGGAAGGGAATGTCTCGGCATCGTCCAAAAGGAAAGAGGAAAACCACCAGCGCCGGTAGGACTTGATTTCGAGGACAAGAGAGACATCCACGAAATTCGGGACTCGATCAAGTCAAGAAGTCACGTGAACGAGCGGTACACGAAACCTGTCCAGAGAAAGTACTTTGTAGACAACAACCCAGATAGGTTTGAGAGGACGGAAAACAACCCTGGGAAGCCACCATCTACTGGAACGGAGCGGTCATGGGATGTTCCGCTAGACCGAAGGGGAAGATAAGGAGAACCAATGAGCACGAAAAACAGTCCTGATGGGATGCCTCGGAGGATTTACGAAGCTCTTTCAATGCTTCACTACGCAGAGTCTGGACGTAGACTAGCAAGAAAGACGGAATCTTCCTTATCAGAAGTCGTCCTTTTAGATGGGAATCACTTCTGTATCAATATGCCGAGTACAGGACCCATCAGTATTTTGATCTCCAAGACCATAGCTATCGTCAACAGAATCATTCCGATGAGGCTTGTCGCCATGAGCACCATTGTTAATGAGGAATATATCAACAAAGCGCAAGCAAGGAACATGGATCCTGAGAACAGACTCCAGAACTGTTCCAAGATGGCAATGATCGTGGCGTGGTCGGATGAAGGTTCTTTCATCGGCAGAGCCCCATTCGAGGAGTTCATCACTGGAGAGATGTTCTGGAGTTCCAATAAGGGTACTACCTCAGAGTTCATCAAGGTCATGGACCTTACAGCGAGGGAGAGAGTTCCAGAGGTGGTAGCCAAGTTACTAGCTTCAAAGGGCATGGAGCTTCTCAAGTGTCTCAGCCAGATTGGTGATGGAGATGAGATTAGAGCAATCTCAGAGAAAATCCACAAGCTCCTCGTATCCATGACCGTCGAGTCATCCAAGCTTTTGTCTCCAGAGATAATAAAAAGCATCCTGGATAACTTCGACGTAACCCAAGAGGAAGATCCAGATGTAATAGGAGATGCCAATGAATTCGAAAATCCCTTCAAGCCCAGTTCTGGAAAAGCTTCCAGATTTAAGCCGTAGGGTAGCCGAGAAGCTCATCGGTTACGCTAGGGAAGCCATACGAGCTGGTCAGGAAATCAGAGGAAGTATGTTTGTCCTACTCGGAAATGAAATCGTCCATGGAGATATGGATCTAAAAAAAAACACAAGGGAGATGTTTTACAAGGGAACAGCACATCAGGTTCTTAAGTGTCCTCCAGACCTTCTCATGATGTTCACAGAGGTTTGGACGAAGACTGTCGAAGGAAAAGATCCTCCGGAGTATTGTCCTCCACTCAAGGGTGGAGATCCAGGAGTCGGAGAGTCTCTGGTAATTATCCTCTGGAGTCCAGATGTTGAGGGGATCGGTTATGTAGATATCAAGAGAACGAGCATCGGATCATACACAGAGGATCCGTCCTGGATGTCTGTCGAGGATGCAGGAGGACTGCTTGTAGAGGATTTCTTTGATACAATCAGGAAAGGGAGAGCCCAACATGGAATCAGCGAAGATTCTTGAAAGGACGTTCGTGGTCCAGATCCGGGGGACAGGCAGGGGGACCCTTCTCAAGGAATACCACATCAACGCCAAAAACAAGGAAGATGCCGAGGCTCTTGGCTACAGAGAGTGGCTGGATGAACGGGGCCACAAAGGGGTAAACGTGAGGTGCTACCAGCAAGATTGAAGAAGAGAGCTCCAGAGAGTCATCAGATCGACACCGGGGCTACTGAGCTCATTATTGATAACCCCAGGCTGCCGTGCGTTTACTCAGTGTTCTCCTCAGATGGAGTGGTTGTATGGGGCTCAGACTACGGAAGGGAGCTGATCGGATGGCAGGTCGAAAGAGTGCGAGACGAGTGCCGAAGAAGAGGGTGGCGGCTAAAAGAAAAAAGGACTATACTAATGCGCTAGCCGCTCAACCGCTGTACGGACTGTTTTGGCACGTACATCATGGCAATCTTTACGACTTCTGCTTTAATCTGGCTGAGAGAACAAATTACATCTACAAAAACAAGGGTCTTGATGAGATCAAGATCCGACTTCGGAGAATAAGAGCAGTACAAAAACCGGTGGGCGACCAGGTTCTATACAGAACGGCTCTGGAGACATGTCGGATTACGAATCTGGCTGTTGAGATGGTACGAGCCATGAAAAATAAGAGGCTGATAGCCTCCTATATCTCAGCAAAGGAAATTTGCAAATACCTCATCAGGCTCAGGGTGAATTCGGTTGACGATTACATGGATTCTGTCCGCTCATACTTCGATATGAAACGACTCCACTCTAAGGAGTGTAAGAAGTGCCCGTGGGAAAACGGCAACCTGTTTCACAATGCAAAGTCCAAGGAACTCAGGAACAAGTACAGACATAAACTCTGAGAGACGGGCCTCGCGCCCTTCGTTCCTCGCGGGCGCGAGTCCAAGGAGACCCATGTGGAAAAGAAAGAGCGGTGTGATGTTTGCAAGGCTACACCAAGTGATGAGGAAGGAATGGAGCTCCTGGGGGTTGCAGATCCACAGTGTACTCTCTGTACGTACTGCTTTGAATGGTTAAAGCAAGATCGGGCAGAACTATGCCAGGCCTTGAGAGAAAGCAGAAGGGTGCCAGAGGCAATCGCTGAAAAGAGAAGTGTCCTGAGTAGGATCATGGATTTGGTCCTACCAAGCAAGGAGTAGACTCTGTGACCGTAGCCAGAAACATCAGTGTATGTGACTACTGTAGAAAGGTTGTGATCTCTGATCAGATCACATACGATCAAGAGCTGAGGGTTGGGTACTGTGAGGACGAGAACTGTAAAGAACAACACAAGCTCGAATCAAACGGCGGAGCAAGAGTTAAGGGCAACGAGAATGGGAAAGCGAGGAAGCCTGATGAGAAAACCAAGAGCTGATGTCCGTATCTATAAGAAGGAGGAAGACATGGCCATACAGATGAAGGTGCGGTGGTGGGATCACATGGACGAACCTGTTGTCTTTCTTGAGGTTGGCCCAGGAGAGATCTCAATGACAAGAACAGAGTGGGACGCTCTCAAGGATACAGTGGAAGGTGCTTTTGAGGAGGTAAAATCTCCCTTGACAGAGGGGAAGCGTGGTCCTAGACTTCTCACCATGGATGAACTATCAGGACCCCTATCGGGAGATGAGGTATGACGGAAGCTAAAGGCATTCTGGCTAAGCTGAGTTCCGTCTCGAAAGCCTGCTCATACATCCAGAAGGATAGCGAGAACCAGTTTCATAGGTACTCCTATGCAAGTGCTGCTCTGGTGTACGAGAAGGTAAACCAGGCTCTGTGGGATCACGGCTTGGTATCCATCCCGACTGTATCTATCGTCAGTGATATTGAACGAGTCACCCCAAAGGGGACCAAGGAACACATGGTTACTGTGGCTCTCCGGCTAGAGGTCCTTGATGTGGAGGGAAACGGTAGGATAGAAACAGTCGCCTACGGATGCGGAGTGGATCCAACGGACAAAGCGGTTATGAAGGCCCAGACTGCTGCTCTCAAGTACGCCTGGATCAACCTCTTAAACATCTCTACTGGAGATGATCCAGAGGGAGACGCGAAGATAGATGCTCAGGCTGCTGGGACCACGATCAGAAAGCAGAGAGAAAAAACTCAAGGAAAGAATAGGATCCTGGTTACACCTAGTACAGTCACAAGTGGTAAGTACTCCGACCCACATGAAGATGGGGGCCGTGATGAGGATCACGAGCAACCAGCTGGCTTACTGAATGGTGAGAAGTGCAAGAAGTGTGGATCCCCGATTGGACTCTACAAGTCACGAGAGGGGAAGTGGTACCGGTCGTGCTCCTCAGCTCAGGCCGCTTACAAGGATTTGGTGGGAGCTGGGATTGAGAGAGAGATCGCCAGAAAGAGAACAGAGGGCCACAGTTGGAAGTGGGTTTCAGAGAAGGAACCCCCTGGACCGACGAGCCGTGAAGTCCCAGTTGCCTCGCAGACTGGGTAGCCTAAACCAAATGAAAAGGAATGTGGTGAAGGATTACTTCGGGGAAATGGTAAGCCGGTTCCAGGGGGAGTCCGTTGCCCGATAAGCCTTGGAAGGCTTTCGAGCGAGAGGCAGCCAAACTCATTGGAGGGAAACGATATTGGTCAAACTCTGGCGAGAAGTATGACATCGAATCAGAGCTCTTCTTAGGACAATGCAAGCACGTTCAGAGGTTGTCTCTTACCGAGATGGAGTCACTCGCTCATGACGCTCAGGAGAACGCCGGATCCAGGATCGGGATCGTTGTCGTCAAGAGACGGGCCGGTAAGGGAAGGAACACGCACGCTCTGGTTATACTAGATGAGCGTGCGTTCCGACTCCTTCTCGCAAGGTGCGCCCGAAGTAACTCCAGCACCAAGTGAGGGGAGTGGAGGGCCGGGCGGGGATATTGGGCCTCGTTACTCCTGACTCCAGGGCAGACTGTCCCCGGTCATGGCTGCCCGGAGATCCACTAAAACCATCTCATCAACCAGAAGGAGAAAGAGCATGGAACACCTAACCAGAACAGAAGTAGCAGCGTTGGGAGTTATCCTGGGATCACTGAATTCAGACACGGCTAGGGCGGGTCTCCTCAGAATGTTTATTGAGGATCATGATCCAGTATCAGGTACCCCAGAGACACCGAGTGGGGAGTGGGAAGTCACAGCAAACTGGAAGAATGGTGATCCCAATGACGCCCCAGCCAAGCCAAAGAAGCGGAATCTGCTAGGAAAGCGGAAGTCACTGAGGCCCCCCTACCGTACCTACAAAAACCTGTCCAAGGATCTTAGGGGCTCTGAGCTAAAGAGACACCTGGTCAGGGCCAGGTTCTTCAAGAATGCAAGGCTCAATGCAGGCTTGGGAAAGTCTGAGCTCGCAACGAAGATGGGTGTGAGCAATGCCACCATCGACCAGTGGGAGTATGGTATCCGGGCTGTCCCGGATGCAAGGTTTAAGGAGGTCAAGAAGATTACCAAGAGGTAAAGGAAATGGGAGACCCAACGGAACAACTATCACTCAATGAGATGTTCTTTAAGATCTTTAAGGGAGCCCTCATCGAGGTAGAAAAGGAGAGACCAATGGCACCAAAGAAAGCAACAGTCGCAGAAGTAAACTACCACGATGGACCCATCATGCTTCCTGTTAAGATGGGGATCCCCGAGGCAATCGAGGTTCTTCAGCGTAGGATGATTTACGATGAGGAAGTGGTTGTCATCAATGAGACCATCAACGCATTTCCATGGGATGGAGCTATTGCCATGGCAAAGGCAATGAAGGAGCTCTTCGGATTCCCAATGCAGGAGCCCACTCCTGGGTTCTTTGGGAAGTCACCACCGGCACTGATCTCTGTGGATATCTCTACCACGGAGACAGTCAAGGTTCCATGGGGAAGATTTACTCTCCCTGGTGTTGATGGATGGATCCAGACTGGGATTTCCAAGAACAATGATGGCCATCTAGTCTTTGTTCTCATGGCTCAGGTGAAGAACAAGGAAAAGAAGAAGATCAACCATCTGATCGAGAGAACCAGGGAGATCGCAGCTCATGAGAGCATCTACCGGAACAAGGCCATCAAGATCAAGTTCCGGAATGAAGAGGATAAACTGATGGATCTACCGAACATCAGCTTTATCGACACAGACAAGCCTCTGAGCGTCATCTTTAGCAATCACATCGAGCACGCCATCGAGTCAAATGTTCTCGTGCCAGTACGGTACAGTGAGAGGTCACGTAAGGCTGGAGTTCCGATGAAGCGTGGTGTCCTGTTAGCCGGGAAGTATGGCACCGGAAAGACTCTGGCAGCTGGGATCCTTGCAAGGGAGGCAGTGAAAAGCAACTGGACGTTCGTTTACGTAAGTGATGTAGACGAGCTCTCAGAGGCTCTCCAGTTCGCTAAGAGGTTCCAGCCAGCAATCGTGTTCGCAGAAGACGTGGAGCGGGCAGCTGGGACAGAGAGAAATGATTCGGTGAATGAGCTCCTGAACACGCTGGATGGGATTGGATCCAAGTCCATCGAGATCATGACGGTTCTCACGTCGAATCATCCGGATGATATCAACCCTGCCATGCGAAGGCCTGGAAGGATCGACACGGTAATCCATGTAGAGGCTCCGGACAGAGAGGCATCAGAGAGGCTGATCAGGCTCTATGGAGACAGCGAGATCGGGGATAGTGAGGATCTCAGTTTGGTCTCCGAGAAGATCTCAGGGCAGATCCCTGCTGTGATCAGAGAAGTTGTGGAGAGGTCGAAACTTGAGGCAATAGGCAGGACGCATGGCCTCTCATCTTCTATCACGGCTGTGGACCTCAACAATGCAGCAGATACTCTGATGCTGGAGCAGAAGCTCTTCATCTCCACTAAGGAAACCAGGGACGCCAAGCAGATGAGGCGCCTGCACGAGGTTGTGGATCGTCTTGGCTCCAGGATTGGAGATGGAGTAAAGGCTGCAATGAATGGTTACTCATCGACATGGGAGCCATCAGAGTAATTAAGGTTTGGGGTGCTGGCTAGATCTCTAAGGCAGAGATTACAACTCCGGCAGCGACATGATCTTGGTAGCCTATCCAAGACTTGAGCTATCTGGTGCCAGCATCCCAATTTTGTAGGAGGTAACTGTGGCCAGGGTGATCAAGAAGAACGCAGCTCAGTGCGTCCACTGTGGGGATACTGTGGAATCAACGAGCCCCAGTAAGGTAACCTTCTGCTCTTGTAGGAGAGTTGCTGTTAGTGGTGGGAAAGAGAGCGTGGTTCGTTTTGAGACTGAGCCATGCTCTCTATTAGAGTTATCTGAGTGGGAAATCGAGCCCGACGAGGAATCAGAAGGGAGGGGTAGTTGACATGGTACGAGCCTTGTTACTTGCAGCAATGATGATGTTCTTCTTCGCTATGGCATCTGCATCTCCTGTTTACCTTACCATAGACTCAGGATTTACATCGTTTAAGTGGGGATCAAACCACAGTGGTCTTGGGTTCCCGCACCTTGAGTCTCCCAGGTGGGACATTGAACCTGGCTTCGAGTGGACTCCCAGCTTTCTTGAGAAGAAGGGATTCTGGTTCAGAGCATCCTTCCGGTGGCAGGCTTTAGGACAGAGCTCAACGTGGTATCATAGGGGCCAGTCCTATGTGGATGGACCTCGTATCGGAATTAGATTCCGTGGGAGGATCTCACAGTGAACCAAGACCCCATGGATGCATTGGATAGACTGCTACCATGGATCATCAAGGGACTAATTGTTGTAGTCCTGACTATGGTACTCGGCTTGCTGATTCCACAGTCTATCATCGAGTGGCGTAAGGCGATGACCTACCGAGCACCAACAGATGTTCATGATCTTACAATCAGAGAGGAGAAGTAAATGGGATGGCTTACAAAGATTATAGAGAAGTTTACGTGGAACAGATATGTGAGAAACATCGTGAGAGAGACCATTGAGTCAGTGGTATCCAATACCATGTCAAGTATGGCGGATACCATAACCTCAATAACAAATATTACCGATCTCCAGAAAAAGGTTAACCAGCTGGAGATTGAAAAGAGCGGACGGGAAGAAGAATTTGCTCGTAGGGAGCGTGAGGTAGAACACAAAGTTGGTCTGGAAAGGAAGCGTCAGGAGTTTGAGATCAATCAGACCAAGAGAACTACCGAGGTATCCATTCGTGAGGAAAATCTCAAGGCGGATAAAGAACGGTTCAAAGCAGAGATGGAGTTTCAGCGCAAGCATTTAGAGGGTGAGATCCAGTCTCTAAGGGACTTGGTTGGTCAGCTAATGCAAAGGCTACCCAGTGCTGAGATTATAGCTGACATCTCAGTCTCAAAGAGGAGATAAGCTATGTTCCGTCCTAATAGCTCCTCACTAATCGCGAAGACTGTAGCAAGTAACACCTACTCTTCCTCTAGCTCAACTTCGGGCCTCACGAGTCTGGCACAGGCCTACACCTACGACCTGTATTCATACTCCCAACCGCAAGGGATCTTGCCAGTTTTACAGAATTATCAAAACATTATCATGGAGGGTAATATGAAGAGAGATTTACTCATCCAGAAAAAGGCCGAGAGTAATCTAGACTGGCTGGATAGAAGGATCAAGGAAATCTCTGTACCCATATCCAAGCTGTAGGAGGCCTAATGAGATGGTACAAGATCGGTCTTGATGGTGAGCCAGTACAATGCAAGGACCCTCGGGAGTTCATTGAGTGGAAAAAAGAGAACCCAAATGGTGGTAGGATAGGACTCAACAATCTGTCCAACGAGGTAAAGGTGAGCACCGTCTTCCTTGGGCTAGACCACGGTAATGGTAGTGATCCACCAGTCCTTTGGGAAACAATGATCTTTGGTGGTCCTCACAACTATTACCAAGAAAGGTACCAGTCAAAAGAACATGCAGAAGAAGGACACCTAAAGGCTATTTCGATTGCTTCGGGCCAGGTGGTGTTACCTGACCCTCTAGAGGTAGAGTCTGATCAATCTTCTCTACCACTTCCCCAACCTTTGAAGCAATAGTACCCCTCTTAACCCCGAACACCCGGAGTGCAAATGGACCCACAGAACCCACTAGACGGAGGATCCGGCGCAGATTCATCGCTAGGGGGTAGCGTCCTTGGCAAGGACAAGGCCGATGCCAGAGGTGAGGGCAGCCACCAATGCTCCGAGAGCAGCGGGCTCAGAAGCCATCCCCTTGAGGAAGGCAAGCGCATACCCAATCAAGCCCCCAAGAATCGTGAGTACACCAAACAACGTGGTCTTACTGTTCATAAGAGACAATCTCCTCATCAGGGAGGGTTGGTTGATTCGCCGGGCGCTGCTCCCCAACAGCTACCGACTGACCATCAATCGAGAGAACGTATTTTCCGTTCTCTAAACGACGTACGGTCCCATTTACGGTGGCTCCAGTATTCAGTGGAAGATCTAGAAATCCTCCTATTCCAGGAGGGATTTGGCAGGAGGGGCAGAAGCGGCCCACCCCGTCGTACAACCAAGGAACCTGACAACAAGGAGTTAAATCCATGATTACTCCAGATGGTAGTGGTAACAGGCTAGACAGTAAAAAACTCGAAGAGGTCAGACCCATCACTCCAGGGACGGACACGTACCGCACACGCGCCGAGATCTGCGGGACGGAAGTGCCCCTTTTCGCTATAATCGTGGGTCCCTTCCACATAGGTTTTCCGAAACGTCCCGGTCTGGGCAAAGGCTTTCCTGTGTTCTTTCAGCTTCATCCGACCACGAGCTGGATCATACAGGGTAACAGTCTGCGTTCTCAGGAGGGAGTGCCCATGACCGAAGAGATAGAGGTCTGCTTCAATGTTACCTGCGACGTTCATCATCCTGTTGATCTTCGAGCCCTCGTTACGTCCGGAAATAGTGGAATGGGATGCGAAGACGTGGAGGACTTTTTTAGAAGAACACTTCCCATCTTTCCTGCGAGAAAAGATCCATCGAAGAAGGGCATCGTGTCCAAGATCTTTCGCCCCCATAAGGGTGCAGAAGCGACCGTGAACATCCTCCCAATCCCTAAGCCTCAGTTTCTCCTCGTGGTTTCCCGTAAGGAGCCCGACGCATTTATCCTTTATCGGGGAAAGAATGTAATTGAGATCATTCACACACATACCAGTGAGGTCATCAAGATGGCTGCGATATCTGGGGTCAAGGCTCCTTGGATCGAATCGGCGGTCACTCACCTTAATACTCTCGGAGTAGTCGCCCATTCCGATCCACAGACAGTTCTTACAAGACCTCACCCACTCTACCGTTTTGCGCAGTCGTTCCACATCGCAACCCTTGGACCCAATGTGAATGTCCCCTATCGCAACAAAGTAGAATTCATCGGACCTGGATTCGTGCCTGCTAGTAAGAGAATGAAGTATCATGGCTTCTGTTAACTCCTGTACTCAGTGCGGTTTTGTGGCTTCCTCTGAGATCCTGAAGAACGGACTTTGTGAGGCCTGCCACTCTGTGAGGTGTGATCCCTCCCTTCGTACGGTGCCAAGGGGGAAGACTCCCTGGAGCAACCGTAAAGAGAAGCCGGACATCTGGCGGACAATCGTTTTCTGGGGTGGGAAGCAGATGCCGCTAAGACAGATGTACTACGAACGCTCAAAGATTTCGAAGACCGGCGTGGTTTTGGGACCTGTGTGGGAGGAAACGAAGTTGGTGAGGTTTGTACGATATCGGAAAGGGGTGAGTTCCAAACCGCCACAGCCCTATAAACGACGATCTGCCGTATCGCAGGTGTCACAGCGGTAAACCACTCAGAGTTTTCTCCAGTTCCAGTTACCTCATCGTGTACGGCCAGTGTACACCATGGTCCTGGAATGTCTGCCAGTCTCCCACAGGACACCAAAATAGGAGGCGGTTTCTCGGACACCCTACCCCACCCACCCTCGTATTTGGCATGATCCATCCACTCCACGGATACAAAGTCCCCGATACGGAGATCAGTTATCTTACGTATCCGTTTCATGGGAATCCTCCTCGTACTTCTTCCAAATCCTGGACACATAGTCCTCTACCTGTTTTACGTCCATCCTCTTTCCTTTCACGAGTACTTTCGGGAGCTTAGCCAAGACATTCTCCCAGGTGTATGGGATTCCCTCGTAGGTACACATGTGGATGGCCTTCTGTACATACCCAATCCCCCCGTTGTAGCTGGCGAGAGCCATCTTCCAGTGGTCTGGCTCTATGATTGGGCCGCTGTAGACAGCTAGCCTAACTGCTGTTACGAGCTTTGCCATATATCTGGAGGCAGCCTTGATCGACTCCTCTGGGTCTAGTGGATCCATTTGGCTACCAATGAACTCATCCTTAGCTGTTCTAGGCATAAACTGCATGAGGCCCATGGCACCAACTCTGGACTTGGCATCTGGGTTCGCAGAACTCTCCTGAAGCATCTGAGCCTTCAGGAGCTTCCATGGCATTTCAACAGTCATAGAGTAATACTGAAGGAGGCTATCGTACCTATCTTGTGATTTCACTTATACCTATCTGGATCAAGGTCCATCCTTGTATTGATCCCATTGATCTGTTTCTGCTGCCCATCCCTGCTTATGTCGAATTCCCTTCTCGTAACAAGATCGTCCATCTTTTCCTCTATCCTCTTTATTGTAGATGAGATAACGCCACCCCACCACACAGCTCCAAAAGTCATGGTAACGACAACCAAGACGCTTCCAAGGCTTATTGTCGGATCAAAGTGGACCAAGGTAGACTCCAATCGTTAAGGGCTTGTCTCTCTGACTCTTATATTGATCAGTTCTTCCCGAAGGGCTTCCATACCATCTCCACTCTCAGGAGGTACCACGGTCTCCCTTGAAAGACGACCACGAAGGCGCTCGCGGTCTGCTTCATCTATGTAGGGACCAAGAGCCTTACCGCGCTCTCTAAACGTCTGAGAGATAATCCCACGTTCTGTATCAGACTCGTAAATAGGGACTCCTGTTAGGGTTCTGAAGCCCCTGGCCCATCTAGCCCATTCCTTATCTCTAAGATCGAAGGGTACATTTGGTAGAGGTCCAGCCAACCTAAGAGCCAGGTCCAGTGCTTTGGGACCTATCGGTCGTCCTTCCATGAGCTCAATGCCTGGTACCTTTCCAACCAAGAGCTTGGCGTATGAGGGCAACTCAACCGTTCCCTTGCCGTAAATCCCGGTCATCGGGTTCCTACCAGTGGTAAGCTCATATATCCCCTGGCCTAAAGGGTTTACGTTTGAAACCATACCTTCTAGTGGGCCTACAGCTTTCCCCAGAGTCTTTGTAGATCGCTCCCCTGTCGGGGAGTACTGTCCAGGGTCCGTAATCCCTACCCATTGGTACCCAAGGTATCGCAGCTTACCCGTTTCAGGATCATAGGATACGGGAATTCCACCCCTAGTTCTGTAGGACGGATCCATAATCTCACGGTCCTCTTCAGTCATCCCAAGTCTGCGCTCCCCAGTCTCTTGAAGCCTCCCCAGGTTCGCCATGGTGCTGGGGTGCTCTCCCATAACCCTGCCAGCCAGCCTAGGAATGTTTTTCCCCCAGCCCATGAAGGGTACTATCCCCCTACGGAGAAGGCTTTCCAGGTGGGTCATGGACTCCCAGCCGTAGTTGAACATGACCGTTCCGACCGACCTAGCAGCCTCTGAGAGCTCCGATCCCTTCCCAAGGTTGTACCAGGCCCAACTAGCCCTTAAGTAGTCCTCAAGGCCCTGGTAGGCTTTCCCAGGACCCTTTAGGAAGGTCTTACCGATCTCCTCCATCCTCCCGGCACTCAGTATCCGGTGCTGAACGAACAGTCTTTTAACCTCAGGCCATGTTAAACCATTGTATGTCTTACCGTTAAGAAGGAAAGGTGGAGCCACATCGGGAGCTGGTCCGAACTTCCTTCCCAGGACCGTAGAGATCCCCATAGCATCGTTCATTGGGTTTACATTGCCAAGCTCTGCCTGTATGTACTTACTCCACAAGAAGTTGCGTATGTGGAACTCTGGCCTCACTACCGTTACAATGGGTCTCCAGAGCCTGAGGGCTGATTCTACCGCCCTACCAATTCCAGTTCTTGGTTCTGTATCTGAAATAGCAGCAAGGGCTTTGATGGTTCTCTCAACATCGGGAGAGACCGAAAACCCACTTAGAGTTCTCTCGGTAGCCTCATCAAAACCAGACAGGATTCCCATATCGCTAAGTCTTCTGAACCCAGCTGGAGCTTGTTCGTTGGGAATTCCCCACTTATGGGCAATCGCCCTGATGATGAAGGCGTCAGCATGTGCCCTGGACATGGCGTTTACATGTGACTCCAGCGCCTCCCCAAGAGGCGCGTAATACCTTTTGTCTAGGACACTTGTGCCACCAGCCCTGTGAACATCTTTGGCACTATTCTGGAACCACTTCGGGTAGAGATTGGTCTGTATGGCCTCCTCAGCCTGCTTCGTAGTCATCCAGGGTGGCATCTGTCTCCCTCGACCGAGGCTGGTACTGATCCCAAACGGTTTACGGAATGGGGCCTTCCCGTGGATCTTCTCGCTTATCTCACCTGTGGATCTTGGAGCGTAAGGAGGTGGTCGCACCTCTTTTACGGTCTTAATCGCTTCCTCGCTTGGGCCTATGAACTCTCTTCCAGCAGCCTTGGATCTCTCAATATCCCTAGGAAGGGCATATGTCGGGATCTTGGTCTCCTCATCTGGGAGGTATCCCATCTTCTGTTCCCAGACGTGCATCTGACGGTCTAGCTTTTCCTCAAGGAGACGGATCTGCTCTTCAGTGGTAATGGAGGCATGGTTCGCCTTGAGGACCTGTTCGGCAGGAGCCCCAGGCTGGTTTGCGATCTCCTCGTATTTGGCTAGGGTCTTACGCTCCTTTTCCAAGAGACTGTAGGTACCAAGGATCGAGCGACGGATTCTTTCGGGAGCTCTCCCCATCTCGATTTCTTCAGCCTTTAGGCCAAGTCGCTTACCCATTTTCAGCTCTTTGGACAAATATTCCCTTAGATATGGTGCACCTCTACCTGTACTCTCATATATATCAAGGAGTTTTCTTTCTGCTTCCTCTAATGAGAGACCAGTTTCGGACGCGTATGCTTTTACATCGCTGATCCAAGCGTCATGGGCTTGCTTACCCATCTGAGAGAGCCACTCTCCACGACCAGCCCCCTGGGAGATCCATGTTCTGGTTAGTTCCCGCTCATTAGGGAACTTGGTTCCTGGCTTCCTCATGGCCCAGTCAGTAAACTTCGCTCCTGGGGCCTTCCCAATCACGTAGTTGGCGTAGTTTCTCAGGGTTCTATCAGAGTAGGCAGCCTTCCCTCCGCCAACCTTTCCTATCTGGTGCATTACCTGGGAAATAGCTGGGATCTGTCGCAGAGGCTCCGTGGTCCTCCCAGCGATACGGGCAGCAGTAGCGATGGGCTTCGCAGCCAAGTTGATCACCTTGGTTCCAGCTGTGAACCCAGATCCTAGACTCAGGATCATTGCTTCGGTATCCGAGTACCCAAGGTTCTTTAACATCTCGTAGGAGTTCTTCTCGAATGGATCCTCCTGCTTCTCGAAAGTAAAAGGCTCAGCCTTGAGGACGCCAATGACACCAGCCGGTATCGCAGCTGGGATTCTCAGTGGCTGTCGGAATGGGACCATGGCCCTACGCTCTCTTGATGCCTGTGTCGGTACTCCAGGAGGAGTAGTCCCAAATAACTCCCTCCAAAGGCTTACCTCACCGGCATTGGCCCGTTTCGTGATCTCATTGATTAAAGACTTGGCCATGTTTATCTCGGTCTGAACAACCCGCTTCCCGGTCTTAAGCATAGCTTGTGCTGGTGGAGTCCCAGCCACTTGACCCAGGAAATCCTTCATCCATGAGGATCCCTCCTGTGGCGGAGATGTAGCCTCAGC